ATCGTAGTCGATTCGTCTACAGCTATAAGTGCATTGCGCCCGAATCTTTCAGCCATCCATTCGCCGGCTGCCTTACCCTTGGCACTAGAAAACGCCTCCACATTCATGACGAAGATTTTTACAGCAGGATCTTCGCTGAAAAAGAAAGCCTTTGCCTCTTTCTTATATGATTGTGTTTGCGTTGCCTGCCATGCCAGCACTTGGTGCGATACATCATCCGAAAAGTGTGCCGGTATTTCCTTATTTATCCAGTTGCGGTACACGCCCTTGGGTGCAATGATTAATGCAAAGTTGATCTTCTGTTGATCGGCAAGCGTTGCGATGGTGTCAATCAACACCTTCGACTTACCAGTGCCCATCTCCATGAAAAAACCAAAGGAAGCCCTGTCAATACTACGATCCAATGCCTCGATCTGATGTGCATATGGTGTAGTTTTGAATTTGTAGTTGACAGTCATCCGATGTCCTCCTATGTTGAACATAGTTGTGCGAAGTGGTTTCGTCAACACCAAACCTGAAGAGGATGTACTTGCTATGAAGCAGAGTGAAACAATCTTTGAAGAAGAAATGTTTGCTGACGCAGCAACACTCGATAATGTCGGGGCTGATGGAGGTAAACAATTGTCTGGCCTGGTGCGCCAGCTAAATAACGTGAACCAGCAAATCGAAGACGCTGAGACACATCTTAAAGCACTGAAACAAGAAAAACAGAGGATGGCGTTTGAACAGATACCTATGCTTATGGATGAGATGGGTATAGAGCGTTTGGATGTTGACGGTGTGACCGTCAAGCTAAAGGCGTTCGTGTCTGCGTCAATCCCTGCTGACCGGAAGCAGGAGGCTTTCAATTGGCTCCGAGAACATGGTCTGGACGACATAATCAAGAACGACATCATCGTGTCGTTTGGTCGTGGGCAGGACAACCAAGCTGGCGATGTCATGTATGACCTTGAACAGAAGGGTTTTCACCCAGAACAAAAAACTCATATCCATTCAATGACGCTGAAAGCATTTGTTAAAGAGCGTGTCGAACAGGGCAAGCCTATCGACTTGGATATGTTTGGAGCATTTGTAGCTAGAACTGCGGAAGTTAGGAGGAATAAATGAGCAACGTAGTTAAAAAAGAAGAGGCTGGTCTGCCAGCCGAATTGATGGATGACATCATGTCAACTGCTGGTATGGGCGTAGATTACGATACGTCAGAATTGCAGATACCGTTCATCCGTGTAATACAGGCACTATCTCCACAGATAAAGAAGAGCGACCCAGCGTTCATCAAAGACGCGGCACAGGGTGACGCCTTCAACACAGTGACTGGACAGTTTTGGTCGGGCGAGGATGGCATCACGGTCATCCCATGTTTCCAAGAAACAAAATACTTGGAGTTTATACCGCTTGACCAAGGTGGCGGCTTTGTAGGGGAGCGAGCCGTCACCGATCCAGATCTGGCAAATACCGAGCGTAATGGTGCAAAAGAAATTTTGCCCAACGGAAACGAGTTGGTTAAGTCAGATCAACACTACTGCATTGTCATTGGGGAGGATGGCATGCATCAACCGGCAATCGTGGATATGAAGTCAACCCAACTGAAAGTCAGTCGGCGTTGGAAGACCCAGATTGCCATGCAAAAGGTAAAGGACGCAAAGGGTCAGATGAGAACACCAGCGTTGTTTGCCACCATGTGGAAACTTTCGACCACCGAGGAGTCCAACCAAATGGGCACTTGGTACAACTGGCAAGTTGAAAAGGTCGGCTTCGTACAGGACAAAGCACTGTTCGATGAAGCAAAGTCATTCCGCGAATCAATTGCTAAAGGCGAGGTCAAAGCCGCAGCGGATCCTGAGATTAAAGGCTCGGATAGCACGGATGATCTCAAGGATGACGACATCCCCTTTTAGTAATTAGGGGGAGGGCAACCTCCCCCATTTTTCGTGGAGTATATTATGAGTTTAGCTGACCGCTTTGCGGCGGCGTTTGAAGGATCAAGCGTTGCACACGGTCAAACTACAGTGGGGAATGTAAGGAAGAACGGTAAGACAGAGGCACAAAGTTACATTGTACGAGAGCCAATGACGATGGATCTGATCAAAGGTCATTTGGAAGGTGGGACAGGAGTCGGATCTATTCCCATTAATGATCAGAACATGTGTAAGTTTGGTGCGTTAGACATTGATACATATCCGATTGATCATGTCGCCATACTCAAGAAGTGCCGCCGTTTCAAATTACCACTGGTTGTTTGCCGGTCAAAATCAGGAGGAGCACACCTGTTCTTGTTTACCAAGGACTGGATCACTGCCACTGATATGAGAGATCATCTCACCGAGTTTGCTGCTGTGCTTGGTTACGGCGGCTGTGAGGTGTTTCCAAAACAAAACAAGATCCTTGCCGAGCGTGGCGATGTGGGCAACTTCATCAACCTGCCATACTTCGACTCGGAGAATACCTTACGTTATGCAGTCAATGAAAAAGGCGAGGAACTATCGCTTGAACGATTCCTGAACTATGTGGACAGGGTCACGACTACCTTGGAGGACTTACGGAGTTTAGATTTTACAAGTAACGATGATGAACTAAAGGAGATGCCGCCATGTCTTCGGATAATGTTTGCGACCTCCGTACCTGATGGCACGAGAAACAAGGTCATGTTTCATGCCGCTGTAGCCGCAAAGATGATGCATCCAGATACATGGGAACAAACACTAGAGAAGTGGAACCAGAAGTATTGCAAGCCATCTCTGCCAGCCAGCGAGATCGTCACCATACAAAATCAGCATAAGAAGAAAGAATATGGCTACCTGTGTAAAGAAGAACCTATGGGCAGTCACTGTGACAAGGCCGCATGCCGAGAGGCAAAGTATGGCGTAGGCAAGAACGGATCAATGCCAGGCATCACCGGTCTGACAATACAGAAGTCGGAGCCTCGATTGTACTTCCTTGATGTTGATGGCAGGCGCCTAGAGTTATCCACCGAACAGTTACAGATGCCGCTGCAATTCCAACGTGCTTGCATGGAACAACTAGATGTGATGCCGCCAGTCATGAAAGCCGCCGAATGGCAGACATATGTAAACAAACTTCTGGAACAGGCAACGCATGTCGAGGTTCCAAAAGAACTTACGATCAAAGGGCAGTTTGAAGAATTACTGGAGATCTATTGTAACAGCCGCATCAGGGCAAAGTCACCGCAGGAGATGGTGTTGGGTAAACCATGGACGGAGACAGACTTAACGATGTTCACGTTGAAAGGACTGATGGAGTTCTTGCGTAACAGAGGTTTCAGAGAACTCAAGCGTCCACAGATACAACAGCGGCTCAAAGATATAAACGGTGGGAATGAATGTAACACCATCTACAAATTAAAGGACGAAGATACAGGTCAATGGAAAAATCTTCGCGTCTGGTTTGTACCAGAGTTTGACTCAACTGAAACCGACCTACCAATAGAGGAGAAAGAAAATGACATACCCTTCTGATGAGGAGTATCTCAAGGTGGGTGAAGTGGCAGAAGCCTTGGGAGTGGCAAGAACAACCATATATAAATGGGTGAGGACAGGACACTTTCCAAAACCTCTCGTGCTCGGACCTGAAAACGACAAGAACAGTACGACACGTTGGTTACGCACCGAAATCGAAGAATGGATTAGGGCAAGGCCAAGGGAAAAGAGCGATGGCTGAAGAGTCACTCATCTTTGGTCCACCTGGTTGCGGTAAGACGCACACCATGATTGAAATCGTGCGCCAAGAGTTAGCTAATGGCACACCACCTGATCGAATTGGCTTTGTGTCCTTCTCTCGTAAGTCGATAGAAGAAGCCAGATCGCGTGTGAGTTCAACGCTCCAGCTTACCGAAAAGGATGTTCCGTGGTTCAGGACACTACACTCGATAGGCTTCAATTGGCTGGGCATGGAAAAGCACGAGACAATACAGCCTCACGATCTCCGCACGTTGAGTAACACGTTAGGTATGGAGTTTGACCGTAGCACCGCAGAGGTCATGGAAGAGGGTCTGATACCTGTGTCCATGAAAGAGGGCAACCGTTATTTAAATGTGATTAGCCGCGCCAAACTGCGCTGTGTGTCCTTGGAGGAAGAGTACAACGACCTTGGGGACTATGATCTGCATTGGTCGATGCTACGCCGTGTGGATGCAATATATAAAGAATACAAATCTGATACTGGTAAGTTTGATTTTACAGACATGATTGAACTGTTCGTGCAGCAAGCGACAGGACCTGCGCTTGAAGTGTTGATCGTGGATGAGGCGCAGGACTTAACGCCGTTGCAATGGCAACAGGTAAACATATTAAAAGAACGAGCCGAAAGGGTTTGGTACGCAGGAGATGATGACCAGTGCATCCACCGTTGGAATGGTGTTGATTTGCATAGCTTCATGAACGCTTGTGATAACAAGACAGTGTTAAGTCAAAGTTACCGTGTGCCAAGAGAGGTCTTTGATTTGGCTAATGAGATTGTGGACAGGATACAATACAGACAGGAAAAGAACTGGCGTCCACGCGATGAGGACGGAAGCGTAGATTTTCACATGAATTGGTATGATGTGAATATTGATGAAGGTTCGTGGACAATTATGGCTAGAACCAACAAAGCCTTGAACAAAATTCACAGTATTTTACGCGATGACGGATATTTGTTTGAACGGTTTGGTAAGTCTGTGATCTCGCTTGAACTGCTTGAGGCAATGAACGTATGGGAGCGATTGTCAAAGGGGCAGACTGCTAATGTGGGTGAGATCAAGAAGATGTACACCTACATGCCAAAGTCGGGGGACAGGGCACTATTGAAACGTGCCGCAGCAAAAACATTTGATGCTGTTGATCCGCAGGGCACACACAACTATGACAATCTGGTTGCGGAGCATGGGTTGATTGCACCACAGGACACAAGACCAGAGGTGGTGGTCAACATGTCCAATGAGGATATCCGATACATGGCGGCTGTTCGGCGCCGTGGTGAGGATCTTACAAAGCCTCGTATAAGTCTATCCACCATACACCGCATGAAGGGCGGCGAGGACGACAACGTTCTGTTGTTGACTGACTCTTCATGGCCGGCGGTGAACAACCCTGAACAGGATGATGAACACCGAGTGTTCTATACCGCTGTTACACGAGCGCGGCATAACTTGCATGTCGTGGAATCACAATCACCGTACAGATATAAAATATAAGGAGGTCAAAATGATTGAAGATAAAATGATGCTTTGCGATATGGTTTCTGCCGCTTTGCAAAATCCAAAAGCAGGAATAGCCGGTTTCAAAAATCACGCAAAGAGCAAAAGTGTTTGTAAATTTTTAAATTTAGAATTTGTAAGAATGCAAAGATTCTATGTGTCTAATGAATTATTAGAACATGCTATGCTTGCGTGCTTTTCAAAACCAAAAACTATTTTATCAGCCGCCGGATTAGCAATACCCCCATATGACAACATGTGGATAGAGTGGGACGATAAATATAGAGCAGAGCTTATAGCGAAATATTCTGACAAATACAAAATGGATTATGTGATACATGTTCCTATATATGGTGCGGGTAAAGGACGTACTTTTAGCGCAATTGATGAAGATGTTCAGTATCCAGAGAGAAGATTGAGAGGATACCACATAAAAGGGGTAGATGCTTACGGTGCTCGTGCAACTCATTTTCATGGTTATATGAACTGTTGTGATGGTAGAGATGATTGGCGAGAGAAAATTTCAGCTTGGGGGTATGGTTTTTTATGTATGAATCAACACGGCCTCAAATGCCAACCTAGAGATCAAGAAGAGTTTTCTTTTTTGGAAGAATATAGAACTCACGCTATAGGAAAAGATTACTGTGAGAGATATCAATCTAGTCAAGATTTAAAAGCTCTAAAAGACTTAATTACGCCAGTTGGTCATCCTATGGCTCCATGTAATACAAAAAAAGAATTCTTAGATAATCCAACCGTTAAGGATCCTTATAAAATTGATGCCGATGCTGCCAAGCATTGTGCAAAAATGCACACTGGAGATTATACTCTACTGATGAACATTTTAGGATTTATTAACTACGATTTAATAGTGACGTCCAAAGATAGTCCAGCAAGAACCGGCAGGGTAAATTTTGCAAACCGCACTATACCAAAAAAACAATATAAGGTGTTATCTATTGAATTGCCAAAGCCTAGGGGTAAAGTCGTATACGAAAGGATGTTTACAGGGCACGGGGCGCCAAAATGTGAACATTGGCGAAGAGGGCATTGGCGTAGAGTTAAGAATAAAGACGGTGTTATATCACACCGAGTTTGGATCAACGCCATGAAAGTTGGCGATCCAGCATTAGGCTCGATCATCCATGATTACGATCTACAGGCTAAAAAACCACAGACAATTGACCTTGAGAATATGGATCCAGAGGGTCAAGCATGAAACGCGACAAGCTACTTGATCAGGCAAAAGACCTGGTTAATGGTGCAAGAGCCGAGATCTATGGCGATGCATACGACAATCATGTCCGAGTTGCAAAGCTGTGGTCTGCAATCCTAGATCAAGAGATCACAGTTTCTCAAGTTTATCAGTGTCTTATAGCCTTGAAACTTGCTAGACTAAGCGTTACACCCACGCATACAGATTCGTGGGTTGATTTAGCGGGGTACGCAAGTCTCGGAGGAGAGGTTGATGGCAAAGGAAAGTAGCCAGATTACATTCCTAAACAGGTTGGATTTGGACACGATTGAGAAGGACTGGGTGCCGCCAGAGGTAT